AAGAATAAAGCCCAATCCGGGTTTTGTTGAGCCGATAAATTTATTCTATTACTTTTTTCCATATAACTCTACTATTTTGTCTATAATCAATTCTGCAATCATTTTATTTCCCTTGACATTTAAATGTCCTAGTCTGGGTAATCCTGTTACAGGATCGTCCCCCGGAGCCAAAATGAAGCACCCTTCTACCCCTGCTATTTCAATAAATTCAGGAAAAATCTCTGTGCTATGATCTAACAATGGATCGTCTACTACTTCAGCCGACCAAGCTTCCACAAAATCAAACTGCATATATCTTAACACATGTTTTATCGAAGCCATATGATAACGGGTAAAGTCTTTATTAAGTTCGTTATTATAATGGTTAACAAGATATTCTTTGTAGATATCCATGTCCGGGTTTAGTGTCAGAGATCGGTTTTGTTCTTTATACCACATTTCTCTACGATCATAATGAGAGTAGCACACTACAACTAAAGGGTTTTTTCCTTCTTTCTTGTAGTTCAACATATCCTTAACTACGGTTCTAGCAATATAATCATTAGAACACCCGCCTATCGCATGGTTCACTAAAGGCAAATTAAATCTATCTGCTACTAATTGACTATATCTATTTTGTCTAGTTACTTCCCGATTGATATCGTCTCCTTGATCGCAACCAACTGTGTAACTATCTCCCATAAAATAAATAAAATCATATTCTCTCATAAGTATTACTACCTATAGTAAGTTATGGTCTTTAAGAATTTATAATCTTCATCAAGATATTCTTTCAAGTTGTCTAGTATATCAGGATTAGATATTACATAGTTGTACCAAGGCGAAGAAGTTCTCGAATCAAAATTATCTGACGGCAGCCATTGATTGAAACCAGTCCATCGATCTTGTGAAACTGTTTCGTTAGGGGCTAAATTATATGGGGCAAAAAACTTATCTAATTTGTCCCAGTTTTCAAATTTTATAAAAACTGCGTTATCTAAATTAGCAAAGGGTTTGAACCACACGCTCATAGGGAGAGTATGTATGTCCTCATCTAATTTATTAAACAAAGATTCTTTGTCTAAAGAAAAGTCTTCCAAACTAAAATCTTCCCTAGTTCTAGCACCCGATATCATTCTTACTAATGGATCACGTACAATAAACAGTTTTGCTTTGTGATCATAGTCAGAAAATGCTTCATTAGTATTCCCGATATTTTGCACTACTGTATAAAAATTGTTTATATCAAGCAACCTATAGCTTATCCATTGACTGGCGCATCTGGTGATAGGGCAAAAAACAAAATCTACATCGTTTCTAGTTATAATAGTTGAATATAAATTGCCACCACTAAATTTATTCCAAAGTCCAGTCATAGATTAAACTTTCTCTATTTTGCTTGAGCAGGCAATAGATATTGATATACAGTGAATCCACTATCTACAGTGATCTCTGCGGCACCTTGATCTGAGATACGCACAGTCTTATCACCGGGTAGATCCATGATTGACAAGAACACTTTAACAGGCCACATCCAGTTACGAGTCAAGTTACCAGTCACTCCTGCATGAAACACAAAATTACCTGAGTGAGTTGACGGATCACCAAAGAACATCTTAAGATCACCATTCTCAGTCTTTGCGGTGAAGTTTAGTTCTTCTGCGTTTGCTTGTGCTTGCATCTTTAGACGCATGATACCTGCTACAGTAGGTTCAAATTCTACGTCCCATGCGGCACCTTTAAAAGTTACGTTACGTACTTTTTCATCGATGATAGCTTTTGACATCAAACGATAGTCGTTAATGAAATCACCCGCTGATGTAGCAAAGTGAATAGCAGTTGGTACATCTTCACCGTCTTTTTGTTGGCGAGTCATAGTAATAGAAGCGCCCTTGTCTTCTTTATACACATCAAAACCTAAGATAGTTTTGAGTTTAGTCAAGTTTGGCATACCAAACGTACCAATAAAGTCCGCTACCGGAGTCTTAGTCACACCGTTTACAACCACAGACTTGTCATCTGCGAGTGCAGAAACCTGTGTTTCTTGTGCAGTACCGGACACTTTCACTAAGTCGATGATACCTAGACCGTGTGTGTACTGAATCATATCTTGCAAATTATCTCTCATTGTTTATCCTCTTGTAGTATTTAGGCATTGCTATTGTGTAATATAGCATGGTTTTTTGCATGTGTCAATCACATTTTTACCCATTGTAGAAATTAACGTTATTGTATATTTCTAAATCTTTCCTTAGGTAGTCTTTTAAAAGTTCTAGGTATTTAGGATTTTCTTCTAGGACCTTTTTAATTTTATCTTTTACAGCATAATCCATAACGCTTTTTTCGTTTTGCATCGGGGAAAATATTCTCAACTTCATAATTTCTTTAGTGAAACGTACTAGACTACGAGAAAGAGTAGCACCGTGTTTTAAAAAATGTATTTTATCTAAGTCATAATTTTCTAGATAAAATGATTGTTTGCGGGTATGCATAGTAGAACCCAATTTATTGTTAAAGATGTTGTCTAGTCTGGTTCTGTATTCTAACGCAGAAACATCTCTATGGAAATCTTGAGCGAAACCAGAGCACCAGCGTTCAACAGGTTCTCTCAGTATAGTAAAAGGAATTTTATTTTTTACTTCCTCTGTATTTTCGTACTCATAGTACTTCCAGCCATAATGGTTAAGAAACGCATGGGCTTGAGTAGAAGCATTTTTCACGATAGGGATAAAATAATAATTACTATCAGGGCGTGTGATGATAATATTATTATCGTGACCTGCTAAACGTGGTTCTATCTGCTTCATGTCACCCAAAACTAAACAACTGATCAAACGTTGAATTAGTATCTGTGCTATCACCCAGATCCCATTCTAGTACACCTAATAGATTGTCGATCTTTTTGTCTACTAGAGTTGCTTCCATTGCGCTATCATCGAACGGTAGCTCTTGGAACCACTGAGGCAAACGCAATTGATCTGTTGGATATGCGATACTAGTATATCCTAGTGGATTGCTTTTTAGTTTGCAAACAATAACTTTGAAACCATCCATGATCTCCATTGAATAGTTGTCGCCGTTAACACGCTTTAAAGTGTTCCAGTTCATAGCCGCTCTTACGTGACCGGGCATGTTTGCTTTACCAGTCTTAGAACGCTGTTCTAGTTCAGTATAGTAAGTAAGTTTGTTTGCAGACTTAGGCGAACCTTTAGTCCAAGAGTCTTGCTTAGCCATTGCGATCTTAAACGATTTGATCGTTTCGACTACCTCGTCTTTGCCCTTACCACCAAGAACCATTTCTAAGACTTCCATCAAAAAGTCTTGTACATACTTGGGAGTATCGGCTCGCTTCAAGTCAAGACCCATTGCTTTGACTTTGCCCATCTTACCATCAGTGTCAGTACGCTTGCCTTCGATGTCAATCACATTGATAGCATAACGCTTTTTAGTGATAAACAAACCACGTTCACCAACTACTTCTCTACCTGCTTTGATGATTTCACCCTTAGCACGTGGACAGTGAAACGCTGTTTCCATAAACGCTGTGAAACTGTCATTCACTTGCTCTGCGATGTTATCATAAAGTTGAATAGCCATTTCTTTAGACCACTCGTCTTTACTGATCTGATCTTTTAAGATGGGCCAAGCAGAAAAATAACAAGAGTCAGTATCACCATAGATCATTGCTGTACCAGTGTGATCATAATCACCTGCAATAATCTCATTCACATATGCTGACATATGCTTAGTGATGCATCTACCAGTCAGTGTAGTTGACTGACCAATACGCTTATCGTAGAAACGACAGTGTTCATTAAGAAGTGCACCATAAGCAGAGTTAAGCAAAATTTTGCGAACTAACTGACGCTTATCCCAATACTCACGATCTGCTTGAGTAGTGGACTCTCTAAGTTTCTTCTGCATCACTTTACGATCAGAATACCACTTGCTCAACAAGCCTGGAATCACACCCTCTTGATCTGATCTAAACACAGTGCCGTTAGCACTCAAGATCAGCGGGTTATTAGAATCAAAGATCCACTTCCAGATTTCTGCCGCACTTTTCTGTTCGCTTCTACCATCTTCGTAATCAACAGTTAGGATAGTTCCACGCTCTTGATTCAAGATAGCAGTATATTCTAGTGAGCCAAACAACCCCTCCCACAGCAAGCTACCTTCTTCCATGTCGCCTTCTGTGTAACGGGCTTTTTCTTTCGCAAGTTCTACTCCCTTTTCTATCATATACTGATCAGTCAACGTCTGTCTGATCTGTGCTACGATAGTCTCAGGAGCCATGTTAAGTGCCCTGATCGTAGAAGGATACAGAGAGTTGATATCGATTGATCCGATCCACTCATGCATACCTTTCTTTGGAGTAGCAACATATGCACCTGCCGCTTGCTGTTCTCTTGTTGCATTTAGATTCTTTCTATGCTTGTCAGGAACAACAAGACCACGCTCATGCGCTTCGTTCATGATAGCCATTTCGATCATAGCCACAGAACCCATGACAGTTGGTAGCAACACAGTATTCTCATGTGCTAGTTGATTAGCAAGCTCCAAGAACTTGAGTTTGTTATGGATCTTGACCAACAGCATAACGTCTTGTCTGTTATATTGAATAAACGTCTTAAAGTCTTTGTTGTATAACTGATCAAGTGTACCTTCATACTCAGTCTTGCGCTCACCAACTTCCATCTCACCGATAGAATCTAGCGTATAACTGTGGCGTGATTCGTAGTTGTACTTTTTGTACAGTTGAAGATAGTCTAAGTGAATGCGACCAATTAAGTCAAACGTTTCTTCTTCTTTACCAAAACGCTCATACATTCTTTTCTTAGGATGATGACCCATCAAGCAGAATCTACGTGTGTCGTCTTTGCTCATTACTCTTGTGACACGATTAACCATGTATGGAATATCGTATCCTTCTGAGTTCCAGCCAGTCAATACATCAGCGTCTTCGATCAGTTCAAAGAATGCGTCAAACAGTTCTTTCTCTGTCCTAAACAAGATAGTATCGGGGAAGTCTTTGATAGCGTCTTGTGCAGTCTCATACGTCATGTGACTTGGAGGAATAGCCAGACACACTAGTTGATCAAGCCAGTCTAAGTACACGCCTACGGCTGTTACAGGATTGAATGGATCACTTGGTGGAGAGAATCCCTTTGCAGGATCAAAGTCAACCTCGATGTCGAAAAATGCTGTGTGCAATTTGGGCGCATCGACACCCAGATAGTTCTCGCTCAAACATCTGAATACAGGATTGACATCACTCTCAAACGTTTTACGCTTAGAGTGGATGCGTCTTTCTTTTTCGAATTCTGCTTGCTTGCGGGTTGAGAACCTAGAAACAGAGTCCCCAAAGATAGAGCGGTATTTACCTTTGGGGTCTTCGTAATACATCACGAAATTTGTAGGATACTCTTTGAACTCTCTTACGCCCTGAGAGTTTCTTTCTACTACAAAAATTCGATCAGTCTGTTTGTCGTGGATTGCGTCTACGTAGGACATTAAAGAGTTTTACCCACAGTCTCCAAGATGTCATTTAGTTGTTCGTGGTCTGCATTAGTGTCAGTAAGTTTTGACTTGTATGCAATTCGGATAGCTTTCTTTAGAATAGCTGGTTTGATTTCAAGTTCTTCTGCAACTGCTTTTACAGTATCGGTAAGCCCACCATTAAGAGTCTCGACCTCATGCATCACTTGAATACCTTCATTCATAAGTTGCTTGAGTTTGAGTACCTGTTCGGGACTAAAGTATTTTCCTGCCATATATTTCTCCTTGAGTTAGTTAGAAATTGTCTGTATAGTATATAGCAGGATTAGGGGTAATGTCAATGTTTTTTGGGTGCTTGATGTTCCCAAATAGTATAAGGAACTTGATGTTTGCAATGATCTACTGCACGTTTCCAATAATTGGCGATATGGTTAGAGTGTGTTATTATGACTACAGAATCAAAAAGGCTATCTAAGACAGTGTAATATACCGGTCTGCGTGATTTATCTCTGTAAGTTATCAACGTTCCCCGTTCCGTCATTGAAAGATATGCCTGTTTTTCTCTCCGTAAATTTTGATATATTTTCCAGCTACCATGTCTGCTTTCGCTTCGATTGGACTACCTGGATAGCTTGACCCGGGGTCGATCTCGTCATTCTCGCCCTGTCTGATGTGTTCAAGTTCGTGGAAAACAGTTCTAAGAATGTCAACTAAGTTTCTGTTATTTGCATAGACCCAGATTTCATCACTACCTAGTTCATGTCTACCTGTATGGTGACCTTCTTGTGCTTCTTTGCTATCATAACTTAATTTGATCTTGGGCATATTTTGTATGTTTAAGATATCACCCATCCATTTAGCGGCTTTCTGCACTTCTTGGTCGATATCGATCTTGTCAGTCTCACGAATCTCGTTCTTCCAAGTGTTGGGTTCACGGCCAAAACGCTTTTTGAAAAGGTCCTTTAAGGCTCTATGGTGTAAGTTATGCTTTTTAGAAACATCTTTTACTAAACGGTCGATAGTATCCGCAGTGTTTGGATCCTGCGCTTTGATTTTCGGTAAGCGATCTGCTAAATCTTGTACAGCAGATTCATACTGTTTGCTTTCGCCACCGCCGCCATCGCCACCACCAGAATCTGCAACGTCATTCGCCCCGCCATAGTAATACCCATAGCCAGCGCCGTATGCAAAGGGTTTTCTTGATCTTGATTTGCGTTTTTTCTTTCTTTCCGTGAGGAATTCGTTAGCTCTCATTATATCGTCCCGTCTTTTATGTATTTATGCGGATTCGTATAATGAGTACCGTTTACAAACGTACGGCTTTCCTCTTAAGTGTCTTACGACTTCTATAAAATCATCTGTAGCATCTGTTCTGACTCCAGTAATCTGTAAAGTCACTCTAGGATGATGGCTAGCGTTAGCAGTAGAGTGCGGAATATTCATCCAATCAAATGAAGTTAAGTCTCCTGCTCTCCACTGATGATAGTTATAGTTACCATAACTCCAGAACTGTCCTGGCTCCCAGTCAGTTAACTGAATCATGTATCGTGAAACTTTAGAAGGATAGTCTGGACACCACTTGTCAAGTTTATCGATGTGCAAGTTCCATACTTGACCTGGATGTTGCACATGTAATCTTACCATAGTGTTTTGAAGATGAAAAGATTTAGCGATATCCATTAGATTGTCAGGTATTTCCCAATTAAGATTAGATACTACATAGTCTTTATCGTAACCCTGCTGTTCTAAATCATATTCTTCTGATAAGTGTTCTTGTTCTGATCTAATCTTGGCTTCTTTATCAGGATTGCCACGTGTACGCCAGGTTGCTTCTTTAGACTCTTGAATGATTCTTTCTATCTGTTGATCAGTCCAGTTGATATAGATAGAACCAATCCTATCTACTGCATCTAATACTGGATGCATTCTAAAATTATCAAAATGATAGTTGCTTCTTGCTTTAGTTTGTTCCCAACTACTTTGCATAGTTATAATACCTTCACACTAATGTTTTTAAGTTTATAATCTTGGCGATACTGTTCTGGTGGTTCATCAATGTTTAAAAGATTTGCTAATTGCAAATTCGTATAAACAATTGTACCTTCTTTCCTCCAGGCTTTCATGATGTCTGCATTTTGAGCATCAATGATCTTTGACATAGTACGCAAGTCTCTGTAGTATTTATGATATAGCGGGTATGTGATATCAAAATGACCACACCGTACCCACCATCCTAGACATTCATCATCACTTCTGTGAACTAATACGACGGGGCAGTCAGGCCAATGCTGTTTTAAGAAATCAATATGATGTGCGAATACATGAGATTTCACTATCCGCACACCTTCACCTGTGAAGGGTCTATCAAATTCTGCTTCGCATTCTTCTTTAGTATGTTTGTCTAGCTGGTCGAACCAATCACCAAACTCCATACCAGGATCATAATACGCACCTAGATGCATCAGTTTTAATGCTCCGCCGTCAGCATCGTGATAATAAGTTCTTTCGTCACTGTAGTCAGTCTGGTCTATAGATGAACTAAAGTAAATATTCTTTACAACACTGCTCCACTTAGAGCCGGGTGCTCCAGCAACAAAGATGTATTTCACTTGCGATATCCCTCTTTTTCAAAGTATTTCTTATTGCTATCTAACCAATGATCATCAACATAGTGTATATATTTTTGATTTGGATTTTCTCGTAGTATATCATTTAAACGAGGATTACCATAGTCTATTGGGAAACTGAATAGACGTTGTAGTGTTTTAAGATACTTGTGTCTATACAGGTACAACAGTTCTGTACTCATATAAACGGGATTGAAACTATCAAAGTAGTCTTGGAACGCTAAGAATTGATGATAACTGTGTGTTCCACGCAATCTCATCTCTTGTTTTTGTAAAATAAATTCTTCACGACCGATCAAGCCGATCTGGACATTACCTACTTTTTGTAGTTCGGGAATGACTGCTTCATAGTCGGGAACAACAGTCTCCCCCACATCAACATAAGGACAACTTACACTGATAACATGATATTCGTATTCACTCCAATCGATCTTGTGAACGTTTTGAGGATCTCGCCAGATGTCTCCATATGGTTCGAACTCATGTCTGATCCAATAACGATCATTTAATTCTTTCCAACCCCCTACGTCAGGGTGCAGAGCAAGACATTTTGAGAAAACGTGATTGCCTGAACCCTGGGGGCCTGTTATTAACAGGATATTTGTCATATTATTGCTTCGCTAGCTCTGGTTTGTATACAGGCTTCTGACCATATGCTTGTGTGTTCCACCATACTAGATTTTTCAAGTTCTTAGCAGAAGTTTGTTTGCCAAGAATGTCTAGTACTCTAGCACCGTCACGCTCGCCAATGATCCAATCATAATCGCCTGAATCAGCAATCAATGCTTTACGACTTACTGGATCATTTACCATTGCTCTAAGAGCATTTTCAAGTTTTGCTCTGTTGGGATTCTTTTTATCTACCCACAGAGCCTTCTGCAATACATCTCTATAGTTTTTAAGAACTACATATGCATCATAGAAATCGCCTGAAGGAGCTACGCCCCAGCGTTTCTTATAGACTTCAGCAAATGAAAGGTCCTTGAAGTTTCTGTCATTTACGATAGCACCTGTTTTTAAATCTAAGATTCCGTGAGTGAACCAAGTTACGTTCTCGGGAACTTTAGAAGGATGCTTTTTATATGCGGCTGGCGACTCACGTGTAACGTTTAGTTCACCTCGCATATAAGACAAACGTCTCTCACCACCCTTCATACCGGGTACATATGTGATCTTGTCATTAAAGCACTTAAGATATGCATCAAATGATTTTTGAGGACCGCATACTAGCATAGTGATAGCCATAGTGTCAGGATTCTGACCACTACCGGCTGCAAATCTTACTCCGTTTTCCGGATTGCTGTCGTTACGCTTGCCAACAACGATAGTAAGATTTTGCAGACCTAGTAGTGCGTAATCATTATAATTGTAGTCAACTTTAGAGAGTAAAAAGTCTTCTGCATTACCCCCATTGCTAACCATGATTACGTTTGGATCATATCTCAACTCGTTATGAAACTTATTGAATCCCGGAATGTCTCTAGCACCTGGAATATTTTCTACGATGATAGTATCACCGGGCAGTTTCTTTTCAAGTTCTCCTGCAACGATTCTAGCCCATACGTCTGTACCGCCACCTGGATTTTGCGGAACGATAAGACGAAATGTTTCTGCTTGTGCAGTAGATACCATACCTACTAGACACAGTAATGCAAATAACTTTTTAAACATTATGTTAATCTCCTATTAAAATTTCTTTTCAAACACTAAAGCGATACGATTGCGTGACTCATCGTCTTTGAAATGTAAACGATCAAGGTGTAATTCAACAGCATCAGCGAATGACCACTTTACTTTATGCTTTAAGCGTAAACGTGGACCGTGTCTGTAATCATTTTCTTTTGCAGAATTGCCGTTACCACTGAATCCTTCACGATAGTCATATGACACACGCACTTGTAAATCTTTAGTAACTTTGAACTTGTAACCTGGTTGAATAGTCCAGAAGTAAGAATGATCTTTACCATGTGGTAGTTTGATACCTACTTGACCGTTAACTACAAAGTTGCCAACTTCTTGACCGATTCTGATCATATGACGCTGGGTGTTTTTATCACCTTCGAATCTATGATTAGTACGTGAACCATAGCCAAGTTTGAAGCCATTGTCCCATTCACGATCTAAGTCAATTCTTACATTCATCTGATCTTTGCTTGAGACACTAGAATCATCATAACGAACGCCAAACTTGACTTTATCTTGATAACCCTTGTCTTCAGCAAATGCCGGTGTTGTGAACATCAATGATGCACATAATAATACTAATAACTTTTTCATACGTAATTTATCCTTGTTTTGTTGTAGAATATTCCGTAAACAATGGCTACGGTAGCCAGTAAGACTAAAGTACCACTGATAGGTCTAGTGAAAATATCTAGTGGTTCATATAGTCTGATGTATTGATTGAATGTAGCTTCTAGCCGTTCAGCCAATACAAACCCTATGATCAATGCCGCTCTGCTTAACTTGAAACGAGTTAAAAACATTCCAAACAGACAGCACAATCCAAAGATCGCATAATCTTCCCAGTATCCAGTATACTGTACACTACTCCATAATAACAAGCCCATGATAGGCCAGAAATAATAGATGAAGGGAAGATTAGTGATCCTTACTGCATATCTTATAAACACTAATCCTGCAAAGAAACTAATGATCAAAGACCAGAAGTAACTGCTTGCTAGAGTGTCAAAGAATGACAGATCCTGTAATAACGCAGGTGATCCTAATTCGATACCTACGATTAAAAATAATGACATGATGATAGCTTCAAAGTGTGCGCCCGGGATACCAAACAATACTGTAGGAACATATGCGCTTGCTTTCTGTGCGTTGTTAGAACCTTCAGTACCAATCACACCTTTGATGTTACCCTCACCAAACGGAATCTTTTCGTTTTTATTCCAAGCAACTGTCTGACCATAAGAGAGCCAGTCAGCAACACTGCCACCGATACCGGGAATGACACCGATAACAGCTCCTACAAAACCACCACGCAATCCGTCTACTTTGTGAATCCAAGAATCTTTGAATCCTTGCCAAATCTGTTGCCATTCTGTTTGAATGTTTTTGACAATCACTTGCTTGTGTCTGTTTCTATATGCTTTCATCAGTTCAGGAAACGCTAACACACCTGCTACTAGAGGAGCCATTTGAATAGCACCACCTAAGTAGTCCCATCCAAACGTGAATCTCATCTCGCCTGTCACAGGATGCTGACCAACTAGTCCCAAGAACACACCTATCGCTAATGCGATGATACCCCTGAACCAATATTTGCTGTTGATAAAACATACTGCACAGAACGCTAACAACAAGAACGCAAGAATCTCTGGGATAGCAAATGTCAACACGATGGGGGCATAATAAGGTAAGAACAAGAATACTAAAGCACCCCAGATCAATCCGTTCATTGTTGATGTGCTTAGTGCGGCGCCTAATGCTCTAGCGCCTTCGCCTTTCTGAGTCATGGGAAAGCCATCTACCATAGTAGCGGCACTGCCGTTAGCTCCGGGAATACCCATCACTACACTTGCGAAACTATCACCGATAGCCGCGGCAACTACCATAGCAGTTGTGAATACTACTAGTAAGCTGGGGTCTGCTCTGAACACATCGATGAATCCATATATGGATATCAATCCAATGCCTGCTCCAGCAACGGGTATAACTCCAAACATGAAGCCATACGCTGTGCCAAGCAGTAACCACATAAGGTAATCCATAAAATTTTAGATCCTTTCTGATTTCAGATAAGTAGATATATAAAAATCAAAAGTATTTATACTTTTTTCTCGAAAGGACGAAATTTTACGATGAACAACAAAATTTTTAAGTTAGTGATGGAAAAGTTGCAAGAAGCACTGAATTTACCTAAGTATGATGAAATTCGTGCTAGCCTTGATGAAAACACAAAGTTTGAGGACTTGCATCTTACTCCTGCTAAGTTTGAGAAGTTTAAAGACAAGATCACTGAAACGCTTACTCTGAAAGAACAAGATAAAGTTCGTTGGGAAGGCACCATCAAAGACATTGTTCATCAGTTAGATGTCAAGTATTCTAACATGTTCTTTGGAGAGATTTGGAAGCCGCAGACTGAGCGTTATAGCTATACAGGCTGGCAACTTGTAGACACTGTAAACAAGATGAATCCAAAAGCAGTCTTAGACGTAGGATGCGGTTACAATCAATTCAAGGGCCGGATTCAAAACTTGATTGGTATCGATCCATACAACAACATGTCTGACTATCAAGTTGACATTTTAGAGTATGCAAACGTTGACGAACATTTTGATGCTATCATTGCGCTAGGCTCTATCAACTTTAACAGTAAAGATGATATCAGAGACCGTCTTGCTAATTGCGAAAAACTGTTAGCAAAAGGAGGAAAGATGTTCTTTAGAGTCAACCCAGGCATTCAACATAAGACAGGACCCTGGGTAGATGTGTTTCCTTGGAGCTTTGAAGTAGCGCATGAGTTTGCTAAAGAGTTTGGTGTAGAGTTAGAAACTTTTAAGAAAGATGCAAACGACCGTTTGTATTTTGTTTATCACAAGCCTGCTTAGACTTCTAGTTTTCTGCTAATGATACCTAAACCTGCAACTTGTTTAGGGGTATCATAGCGTTTTGGATCAATCATTGGGTATAAAAATTTAGTTCCGTTTGTGACTATATCAAATTTGCTTCCTGCAGGAACTAAATGTGCTTTTTCATATTTTCTAAACGTGTCTTCATCGACTTCTATAGGTTCACCTATTACTACACTACCTATAGCAACTGCTTTGCCTCGACCAGTGCGAACAATACTGACTCTTTTACCTACGTAGGGTTTAAGAGAATTAGTGTTTCTAGTTTCGTATTTTTTCTTGCCATCTATGATTAAATCAGCGTATGAAATGTTGCCATCAGATTTAACATTGATTCCTATATTAGGAACTGCAATTTCGCTGGCTCGCATGATTAGCCACGCTTCATTAAACGTATACTGCCGATCCTAGAATCAGGAACGTTATATAATCGTTTCATTAATTGTCTTGCTTCGAAATGATTTTTAGCAGATACAGTGAGATCCATATTACCCGTATAGCCTGGTTGCTGTACAAATACAGTAGCAACATATAAGTGTTCAGGCTTTACGATATCAGAGGCTCTCATGTGAGATTACCTATCGTAGATACTTTTTTCTCTAGGACCGTGTTCTGGTTTGAAGAAAGATACAATCTTGTCAAAATTGGTTTTGCTCATGATAGCAACATCTTGCATCTTTTCTTTATCTAGAGGTTTGACTAAAGAATACATCTCCATGAATGCATTAATGTCTTTCATTGGGAGTTTATGTTTGCTACCGTCAGTAAACTTGATTTCATAGTTACCGTCTACGTCAAGTGCTTTACGTAGTTGCATAACAAAGTGAGGTACTTTGTCCGCATCAGGATCTTCTGGCTTCTCGTCTTCTTCGTCCCAATCGTCTTCTTCGTCAGGACGCTTCTTACGTGCTTCATCTAGATCGGCTTCTACGCCAGAAAGTTTTTTGAGTTCGTTAATATCCATACTAGTATTTATCTCATTTGCTTCATAAGTGTTAGTATCACTTCTGGCATCAGAAGCAACACCCATTACCATACCGGGTGAACCGTCGCCCCTATACGAGTTTTCATTTACGATGTCAATAAATGTTCTCATTTAAAATATATTCCTAGTTTTTGTTAGTGTATTTATTCGTATGAATAGCTAGAGCGTACATATTTTTTTATTTTCCAAACGTCTTCTCCAGAAAAAGGGCGCTCTGTAGAAAGTGATGCAGTAAACTTATATGTACCTGCTTTAAACAATTTAAAGAAACTACTCGTCTTCCAATGACCATCTTTTAAATATAATGTTTTATCGGTAGAAGATATCTTGTTGTCAATCGCAACTGTAACTTGTTTGTCTTCATCTAAATGTATTTCGAACGACACCTCATCTGGTAAATGGTCTTTATCGATACTAACAATATTTTTTAAAGTTTGGTCAGGTTTAATATCAACTGCATTTAATTCAGCATGAATTTTGAATGAAGGCATAAAGCCGGTATAGTTGATGCTTGGTCTACATCGATAATCATCTGCGTGTGTTGGGTTTCTGTCAAAGTCTACTAATGCGTCACTGAACTTATTAAGCAATAATGCATCTTCGTCTAGCATATTATGCTTGACTGACTTTGTTACTTGATCTGTTACGAGATCAAAGTGTGAGTACCACATGTGTACATCACAATGTAATCGATCTGGTATACTGATAGCATCATCTTTAAAAAACTTATGTTTTACACAGTTCTTCCAAACTGTGTATTGTCCTTCATCAAACAATGATTCACCAACTAGTTCACTGACCAAAACATCAATCGATTGTTTTGGTATCATATCTATAATTTGTTCGTTGGGGAATCTTCCAGTGATAACTTTGAATTTAGATTGATCGTAGCAACTTTCTAATGCGAATTGTGCTACTTTAGCAGATTGTTCCATTTGTTCTACTGCATAAACGAATTTAGCACCATGTTCTAGTGCGTATGCCGCAAGTAATCCAGTCCCTGAGCCTACATCAAGTACTACCTTGCCTTTAACATGCTTCTTTAATGCATCATAGAAGAACTGATTTCTCAACTTATCGTTAAGCATCATGACATATTGACCGAAAATTCTTTGATTTAACTTTATCATGTTAAAGAATCTTGACCTGTCACGTGTGCATAGACTAATTTCTTGTTTTTAACGCCCCTGACCTCTGTACTTCTTGTATGAACGCTTTTTGTCTTTGTTCATGCTTGATAGTTTGATCGCACCTCTACCGATACTTGTACCTTTGCAGGCTGTGTCGTTGAGTACTCGCTTTGTGTTACCTGTTTTAATTGATTTCGCCATCGTGGTTTCTCCTTATCCCCATCCTAAATCGGCATTATTTTGTTGTGCAAACTTGATTATCTCAAGTAGCTTATCTATATATCTTTCTACTTGAGAAGATGATCTTCCCATATGATACATCATAGGTCCCTGTCTACCAATTCTATCTAGTCCGGTTTCAGGGTCTTTATATCGTTGCATCTTGTTACCCGTGATAGAACCCGGCTCGGTATATTCTTCGGAACCTTGATTTTTAAGCATGATCAGTCTACGCATTATATCAGGTAAATCTTTGTTGTCAATATGCCCGGCGTAATCTGGGTCATCTATCCCCAGCATCTGTTGGATAGCAAATGCGTTTGAATTGCTTACGTTAAGTTCGGGTGCATCTGATACCCATTCTTCTCGTTTACCTTTGCCCCCGCACATATCACAATCCCACTCGTCCTTGCCATATGATTCTTTACCTTTACCGTCACATACCCAACACTTTACTTCTTTTTTAGAACCAAAAGGGTTGTGATAATACTTATTTTCTTTGTCGAAAACGATTGGATCGAAAGTTACACTTTCTTTTAAAGATTGTTTTATGTAATTTTTATGTATATTAACGGTGTCGCCTACCTTCACGCTTGATTTTTTTCCTGGAGCGACTTCAGCAGAAACTATCTCTATCTTATACTTGCCTTTAGGGGA